CATCGACCGATGGCACAAGGATCGCGGGTGGTCTGGGATCGGCTACCACCGGGTGGTCTGGTGCTCCGAGGGGCGCTGGGTCGCCTCCGACGGGCGCGCCCTCGACCAGGCCGGCGCGCACGTCGCCGGAGCCAATAGCCGCACGATCGGGGTGTGCCTCGCAGGTCGCTACGACCAGGAGGCGCCGCCACAAGCGGCCTACGACGCCCTGGTCCCCCTGCTCGCCGTCCTGGCCTTCGACCACGGGCTCGAAGCGGATCGCGTCTTCGGACACCGGGAGGCCGAGCTCTACGGAGCGCCGCCGACGCCGAAGACGTGTCCCGGGTCGGCCTTCGACCTCGACGACCTTCGCGAGCGCGTGCGGGTGTTGCTTCAGGCGATGCGAGTCGCGGAGCTCCGCTAGCCCTCGGTGAGGTCGTCCACCGCTTCCAAGTCGACCCGGGAGTCGCGGATCGCCCTCCGCATCGCGCGCGACACCTCGAAGCACAACGCGCGGAGGCGCTCGGCGCGCGCGTCGGCTTCGTCGGCGCCTCGAAGGATCTCGTCGACGAATGCTGATCTGCTCATGTTGACCCCGGAGAGAGCCAGCCCGCGAGAGACACCAGGAGATCCGATGCGACTTCACGACCCAACAGGAGAGAGACGCCGACGACGAAGAGCAGGACGAGAGCGGCGCGGACGCCCCATCTCACCTCGGCGCGGAGGTCGGCCTCTCGCAACGCCTTGACCAGGTACGACAGGATCCCGCGTTCGACGGCGGCCTCGACCTTCGCGAGCCGGTTCTCGACTGCGTTCGCCGTTGCCAACAGTTGTCCGTCAAGCCCGCGCACGTTCGCGCCGATCACGGCCGCCGCCGCCTCGGTATGCTGGATCGCGATCTCGAGCTCGCGAAGGCGTTCGAAGAGGCCCGCGTGTCGCTCTCTCTCCGACTGTTCGAGCTCGTCGATAGCTTTCGCCATGGCGCGCTGTGAGCCCGCGACCGAGGCGAGCCCCTGCGCGCTCTCCGCGCCGATAGCGACGACACGGTCGAGCACCTTCTCGGAGACGCCGACGGAGGGGGGCGACTTGTCAGCCACGGCGCATGAACCAGGCCAGATCGAGCGCGGCGATCGGGACGAGGAGGGCGCCGAAACCGAGCAGGATCGGCGCTGTGTCCTGGGACCAGGGCGCCGAGGCGGCGAGCATGAGGTCGACGGCGACGAGCGCCAGAAGGATCGACGTCTTGCCGGCCCGGTCCTGGGGTCGCCCGGGGGGGCGGTCGGCACTGATCTTCGCGTAGAGGATCGACAGGTAGCCGACGACCAGGGCGCCGGTCGCGTTGCCGAGGGTCCATGAAGCCTGGAGAACGCATAGCGCGTCGAGCATCGCCCCACCCTACCCCGTCGGCTACCGGTTCGGCGCCGTGAGCGCCTTCAGGGTGAGCCGGTGCGCCTCATTCGACCCTTCCCACCCGCGGAGGTTCGCCGCGGCCTCGGCGCGGGCGCCGTCACGGTCGCCCCAGCACGCCTGGAGCTCGTCCCTCGACGCGTCGAAGGTGAGCACACCCGCGACGTCGAAGGAGGCGCCAGAGACGACCGCCAGCCCCGCCAGCAGCACGAGAGCGCCCATGGTGAGGCCCCATGTCCAGGGCGACCGAACCAGGGCGCCGAGGTTCACGCCTCCGGGTCCACGAGCCAGCGCCAGAAGAGGCGAACGTCGGCCCACGTCGGCGTTCCCGCCGTCGGGTTCGAGTCTTCCTGCATCGCGCCGAGCCCCACATAGAGCGGCGCCGCGGTTCCCGAGAGGTCGGAGATCTGGAACGCGCCCGGGGCGTGCGTGTCGCCGCTCGCTGTGACCACCACCGACGCCGTGTTTCCGTTGACGGTGGACCCTTCGAGAGGAACGAACCAGTGCATCCGGGCGCGCCCGGACATGTCCGGCGCGGTGTCTTGCACCTGACTGGCGGCGATGTCGCGCGGGCGTTCAACGTTCAGATTCCCCGCGCTGTCCTCGACCAGGCCGACGCGCATCGCGCTACCCCCCGACCATGCTCCCGTGCCGTCGTCGTTGCTGACGAGCAGCAACAGTCCCATGTGGCTCGCATTGTTCGGGTTGCCACCGGGAGGCGTCCCCACGAGACAGAGCTCGACGCCGGTACAGTCGGCCGCTGGGGTGCCGATGCTGACCATGCGTCGGCTGATATTGGTCGTGATCGCCTGGACACCGGCGTCGAGGACGATCGTCGACCCGTCGGCGGCCCATGTGGTCGTCGCATGGAAGACGTCGACGGAGGGTTGCGTCAGGTCGCCGCCGCTGAGGTCCGCTTCGTTCCATTGCGGGGTGCCGGCCGCGGCGGCGGCGCTGGTACGGGCGCGCATCCTACTCGCCCTCGACGACGACCGCGACGACCGTCCCGGCGGAGGCGCTCGAGAGCATGAAGGAGCTCCGCGCGTTGCGCCGGTTCTTCCGGTTCGTCTCGGTCCAGGCGTCGGCCGGGAGCACGCCGAAGTGATCGGTCGAAGCGTAGCTGTCGCCGTCGGCGAGGTCGTCGCCGTTCGTGTCCTGGGTGCCGAGGCGCGCCGCGTTCGTTTCCGGGTAGTACGACACCTTCGTCGCGTTCCCTTCGACGGCGACGCCATACCAGGTGTCGGCGAGCGTCAGGGTGATCCGTCGGATGTTCGGGTAGTCCTGGGGGATCTTCGTGTCGGCCATGTGAGCACCTCTATGCAGGCAGTCTAACGGAGAGGGGAGAGGAGAAGAGCGTCAGCCCCAGGCGGATCGCGCCGCCGTCGGTGTAGCTCTTCGAGGTGACGAGCGCGGCGTCGTCCTGGAAGCCCGCCGGGACGTCGTCGAGCCGGGCGACGTCGCCGACCTCCGCGACGTCGAGGTCAGGACCACCAACGAACCCGTAGTAGCGCCGAGGGAACCCGTAGCGCAGCGACCAGTAGCGGAGGGTGAGTAGGGCGGAGGCGTCGTCGACCAGGACGTCGGTCGCTTCCGACTCCATGACGCGCCGCCCGAAGAGGCTCGCCGAGCGCTTGCACGCAGCCGACGTCATGCTCCAGGCGTCGCCGGGCGTCCTCGCGGGGCTGAGGGTCCGGTACTTCCTGTGTTGGCCCACATGGGGCGCCAGGGCGTAGGAGAGGCTGAAGGCGTTGTAGACCTCGGAGATCGGCGAGCTCGAGATCCCCTGCTCGTCCCGGTGGCCGTTCCGGCCATGTTCGAGCCAGACGACGGCGTCGGCGGTCGTAGCGTCCGGCCGGATGTTCGCCAGGTAGAGCCCGCGCGACCCGGTGACGACCGACACCGGGAGGAGCGGAAGTACCTCGTCACGCGCCCATTCCCAGGGGTCGATCTGGGTGTTCAGAAAACAGTCGATGCGCCAGGAGTTCAGGTAGGCGCCGACGGCGGCGAGCCGCCCGCGGTCGTAGCGTCGGCCGCTCACCTCGAGCGCCCACCTGAGGACGTCGCCCGCGCCGCGGAGCTCACCGGGTCCGAAGGGGTTCGACATGCCGCCGGAGCCCGACCAGCCGATCCAGAGCTCGTCGCCGGCGTCTGGCACCTCGGATGCCTGAGTCGGGGCGATCGTTGCCACGGTCCGGCCGAGCACGTCGGGCTCGCTGCTCACCGTCCCGGTGAAGTTCTTCGTCGAGTCGGTGGCATTCCAGAGGTAGACGGTGCCGGCCTCGATCGGCGTGTCGGCGACAAGGATCCGGGTGTGTTGCCAGGTGCCGGCGCCGTCGGCCCGGTTGACGAGGAGCCCCGGCGACCCACGACCGAAGGTCTGCGCGGAGCCTCCGAGGCTGACGCCCCACCCAGCCGGGCGACCGATGATCCGAGGGTACACGAAGCCCTCGACAGCCGGGTCGAAGGTGCCGTCGGAGACGTTCGAGCCGTCCCATGTCGCCTCAGAGGTCGCGACGGCGTCGAGGGCTGGCACGGTCGCGCCGCTCGTCTGCTCGTGCTCTTCGAGGCTCGCCTCGACCGGGTCCTCGCCGACGTTGTAGACGGGCTCGACGAGCCGGCCCGACACGATGCAGCGAGCCGCCTCGACGGTCTGGCCTTCGCGCCAGCGGTAGAGCGCCGCCGGCGCGCCTTCGATCAGGTAGCCGTGCGCGCGCTTCAGGCCGACGTCGACCGGGAGGCGGAAGGAGATCCCGACCTGGCGCACCTCGGCCTCGTCGGCGAAGAGCTCGAGCGCGTCGTCGAAGGAGCCGACCGAGAGCGCGCCGCGGGCGTTGACGGTGCTCCCGTCCTCGCGGCTGATCTCCACGTCCGGACCGTCGCACACCCAGAAGACCGAGCCCGCGAAGGTGATCTCGAGCAGGTAGCGGGCGTCGAGCCGGGCGTCGGCGACGGAGAGACGCACCTTAGAGCTCCTCGGAGATCACCAGAGGACCGGCGGAGAGTTGCTCGTCGCCGAGTTCGGTCTGCTTCACGATCGCTTGGGAGACGGTGAGATCCTGAACGATGCGACCACAGATCGCGGCGTCCTGACGGTTGTCGGAGTAGGCGGCGGCGTCGGCCTCGATCCTGGGGAGGAAGACGACGAGCCGGGCTCCGCCGGCGCGGTCGCCGAGGATCCCTTCGAGCAGACCGGCGACGTCGGCGCGCGCCGCGATGGCTGGCCCGGTGCCCGCTTGCGCGTTCAGGAAGTCGGGAGACACGCCGTCCGTCTGGACCTGGACGTGGTTCCGGGGGGTCCACCGCATCTCCACCGCGCGCCGCACCTCGGCGAGCTTCCGGCCGTACCTGGCGCCGGCGGCGCCCTCGGCGAGCGCGTAGGACGGCGCGAACCGGCGCACACGCCCGCGGGCGTACTTCGTGCCGAACACGACTAGGTCGCCGAGGCTGAAGCGGCCGATCTTGAAGTAGCCCTCCGCGGTCGTCTGGACCGGGATCCGGAGCCCATACGCGACGTAGGACGTCTCGATCTCGTGCATGACGAGCAGGCATCGCGGCGGCTGGATGTCGCAGAGCCCGGTAGCCGTCTCGGTGCCGTCGACGTCTTCGAGGTAGACGATCGGGCGCTTCGTGGCCGTCCCGTCCTCAGCGCCGACCTCCCAGAATCCCTCGGTGTTTCCGGCGATCTTCCGGACCTTCGACGACGGCAGGTAGACGTAGCCGCCGCGGAGCTCGTCGCGCTTGACGTAGCGGGTCGCGTCGCCGGCGCCGGAGAGGGCGACACGGAGAGCAGCGCCGTCGAGCCGGTATCGGACCTGGTCGAGGTCGACGTCGTCGTCGAAGGTGCCGAGGACGTCGGCCCCAACGCCGGTGAAACCCTCGACGGTCGCGCCGCGGAAGTTGTGGCCCTCAAGGAAGGCGCCGGCGCTCGGCCCCAGGTACGACCCTTGGGCGTCGAACGCCCAGACGAAGAGCACCTCGGAGGCGTCGTCGACGCTCTGCCATTCGTCGGTTCGCTTCGGAGAGAGCGCCAGGTCGAGGCGGTCAGCCGGGTAGTCGGCGCGGTTGACGACTTCGTGGGTGTGGTGGGCGACCGCCGGCCCGTCGGTCTGACGGATCTGGAGGTTCGGCACCGCGGCCCACGAAGGACCGGCGGAGAGCGGGCGGCCGACAAGGCTGTACTTGTCGATCCCGAGGGACTGGTCGACGAAGTCGGCGACGCCGATCGACATGCCGTAGCCGAACCAGCCCCACCGGCTGTTTTCGGTGCCCGAGGTGATGTGGCCCCACCGCACGAGGTTGTTCGCGTCGGGGGTCGAGTTGTCGTTCGTGACGGCGGTCGACGAGAGGGCGTTCGTCCACGCGGTGACGTTGCCGACCCGGTAGTCAACCTGAAGGTTCCCGGCGCGGAGGGCTACCCGAATGTGATGCTCGTTCGACAGGGTGAGCCCGGAGACGTCGACCAGGGTCGCGGTGCCGTTCGCGTCGTAGACCCGGAAGCCCGTCGAGGCGAAGCGGATCTCGACTTCGTAATCGTCGGTCCCGTCGGCGAGGCGAAGGCGGAGGGCGACCTTCGTCGAGGTCAGATCGCCCGCGCTCGCCAGAGAGATCGCGAAGGCCGCGATCATGCCGTCGGCGATGGCTCCCGAGGGGTTCACCTGGTAGTCGCCGTTCGCCGCCGACAAGTTCCATTGCCAGCGGTTGTTGACCGTGTCGAAGCTGATCGACGTGCCGGTGAGCGTGTAGCCGCTGTTCTCAGGCTTCAGGGAGGCGCCGCCGCCGGCGTCCTCCGCGGCGACGACGACATGCTCGTCGTATGCGATCTGACCGCCGCCGGACGCCCGGCCGCTCGTTGGGTCCTCAACCAGGGTGAGGGTGTTCCACCCGCCGAGGCGGAGGATCATGGCGCGCCGGTGGGTCGCGTCGATATCGCGCCGGGCGGCGTAGCCGAGCACCCAGACGGAGCCGCCGGCCATGCCAGCGACCAGGCCGGCGCCGGTGGTCGGGCTTCCCCCGTTCCGGTCGTACCAGCCCTCGATCGTGAGGTTCCCGCTCGCCTGGGTCGCGAGGACGTGAGCGCCCCAGGGCTGGAACTCTGCCGCGTCGTACCACCGGGAGGGATCGACGTGCACGGGCTTGTAGAGGTTCAGCGCCGTCATGGCGGCGCCGTTCGTGACGTAGACGTAGGGGGTCCGCCCGTTCTCGTCGAGCACGATCGAGAGCTCGTTCGGGGTGCTCGCGAACGACACCGACGAGAGGGCGATCTCGGTCGCGTCGGCGAGGCTGTCGTAAGCGTTCGCGAGCAGGACGCCGGTCGGCCGGTCTGCGTTCGTGTCGCCGGATCCCTGGGTGATCCAGCCGACGAGCGCGAGCCCGTTCGCCAGGGTCACGCAGTCGGGGCGCGCGCGGAGGCCGGTCGTCGCCGTCGCCGCGGCCTCTGTGTCGACGACCAGGTCGAAGGTCGCGCCGCCGTCGCTCGAAGCGTACTGTTTCAGGATCCACTCGCTCGCCGCGGTGTGCCCGCTACCGAGTTGCTGCTCGACGAGCAGAAGGATCGAGCCACCGACCGAGCACGCGCGGATCCGGCCGGTCGACCTGCTCGAGGAGCCACCGTCGTCCTTCAAGGGCTGGGGGAGCACGTCGAGGGCGTAGACACTCCAGCTATTCGAGTCGGTGAGATCGTCGCCGACGTCGGCCGCCCACACGTCGATCTGGAGGACCGCCGTCGAGCCGAATCCCTTCGGGCAGAAGGCCAGGACGCGCCCGCGGTCGTCGAGCATGAGGGCCGGCGAGTGCCGGGCGGAGAGGACCGAGTAGTCGGAGTCGGAGATCACGATCGCCGGGCTCGACCAGGTGCCGGCAGAGACGTCGTAGACGACCGAATAGAAGCGCCAGGACGGCTCGCCGTGATCGTGGCAGACGAAGAGTAGATCCCCGTTCGGGAGTCGCACCGGCGCCGCGTTGCCGCTGAACCCGTCGGAGGGGTGGTTCGCGTGCTCGACCTGCTGGATCACGTTGGGGTGGTCCCAGCCGACGTAGTCGGAGTCGGTCGTGAGCTTGTGCGCGAAGGTCGCGCCGGTGTCGGGCATGCCGCCGGCCTGGATCCGGATGTCGCGCGTCTCCGCGGCGGCGTCGCCGGTGACGACGATCTCCGCGCTGCCTTCCTGGTCGGGCACCGGGATCCCGGGCCTGGGGATCCGTTCGGTGTAGACGGAGTCGGCGACGGAGATGTTCGCGTGTGCGATCTCTGCGCGCGGAAGGATCAGACCCTGAAAAGGGGCCTGGTCGGTGATCTCCGCCATGCGATTACCTCGACGTGTAGGGGTTCACGCGCCCGGTGACGCCTCCGCCGGTAGCACGCCGGAGGGTACTCGACGCGCGAAGGTGATCCTTCACGAAGGCGTCGAAGATCCGGTGCGTCTGACGGTAGGACGGCCCACCGCCTCCGCCCATGCCGCCGATCTGCCGGGCGAGGCCCTCGGGCGTCTGGGATGCGACGACGAGATCGCCCTCGGAGAAGGTCGCAGTCGCGCCGCCGCCGCCGGCCTGGACGACGCCGGGCGTGTCGCTGAAGAAGTTCCCGATCGCCTCGCCGGTGCGAGAGACGAGCCCGTCGTCGCCGAAGAGCTCTCCCATGTCGAACATGTCCTTTACGCCCTGCCACAGGTCGCGGACGAAGTCGCCGATCCCGCGCTTGATCGATGCCCAGAGCTCTTTCGCGGTCGTGTCCGCGAGGGCGTTTAGCCCGTCGATCGCCTTCTCCCAAAGCGCCTTGACGAAGGCGACCGCCATCTCGGGCGCGCCGAGCACCATGCGCTTTTGCATCTCGAAGGCCAGTTTGATCACGGCGCCTATGAACTCCGGATCGGTGAGCATGTCGGCGAGCGCCGTACCGAGCTCGTCGAGGCTGTCGACCAACGCCGGGATCACCTCCTCGACCAGGCTCACGACGAAGTCCTTCACGGCGTCAGGCGCGTCGGCGAGGCCGGTCGCGAAGGCGAGGATCTCGTCGCGGAGCCCTTCGAGGGTGCCGCGGAGGTTCGTGATCAGGTCGACGGCGGCGGCGACGAGAGCGCCCTGCGGTCCCAGCATCGACAGCACGGACGACAGGCCACCCTGGAACGTGTAGATCCCCTCGGTCACCCGATCGAAGGTGCTCGGCACATCGACTGCGACCTCCCCGAGCGCCTCGACGAGCTCCTCGACTTCCTCGGCCGACTTCTTCGCCGCGGGCGCGACCTTCGCGACCTCCTCGGCGACCTCTTCGGCGTTCTCAGCGACCGCGGGGAGGCCGCCGCCGGAACCGCTGCCCTGGTTCGCGGCCTTCGACAGCTTCACGAAGCTGTCCATTGCGTCGGTCGCGCGCTCGGCCATCTCGTCGAGGTCGAGGATCACCGGCGACAGGGCGGCGCCGACGAACGTGAACGCCTCGCCGAACTCGCCCTTAAGCACCAGGTCGACAGCCTTCCCGAGGAACTTGATCCGTTCGAGCACGGCGTCGATCGCTGCGCTGGCGATCTCCTTCAGGAACACGAAGCCCGCGGTGAAGTCGTTCAGGAGCTCCGCGCCGCCCACGAAGTCGGTCAAGTCGGCGAGCGCGCCGACCAGTACGGTCTTGAAGGTCGCGAGCTCCCGTTGCCAGGACGCCGCCGCCGCCGCCGCCGCTGGACCGACGCCGACGCCGAACCGGTCGGAGAGCTCGACGAAGGCGTCGAGGGCCTCCTTTTCGCCGAGGGCCTGGAGAAGCTTCGTCCCGTTCGCGCCGAAGAGCGCCGTCGCCGCCGCCGCGCGCTGGGTTGGGTCCTCGGTCGCATAGATCGCGTCGGTGATCTTCCGGATCGCCTGCTCGCCGGTGACGTTCGCCGCCGTCATGTCCTCGGTCGAGATGCCCAGCAGGTCGAGGCCCTTCGTCGCTCTCGAGGAGCCCTTCTCGACATCCGACATGATCTTCGGGATCTGGGTCACGATCCCGGCCATGTCCGCGGCCTTCAGTCCGGAGCCCTCGAAGGCGAGGCGGAGCCCGCCGAGCGTCTCCGCGGTGATCCCGGTTCGCGTTTCGAGGTCAACGAGCTCGTTCCGAAGGTCCGCGACCTTCTGGAGCGCCTTGCCGACGCCGACGACGAAGGCCAGTACCGCGACCTTCGCCGCCTTGAACGAGGCGGTCGCCGACTTGCCGGCGGTGAGGCTCGAGGTGCCGACCTTGTCGACCGAGCCGGACGCCTTGCCGGCGGCGCTCTTCATGTCGTCCAGCCCGTCGACCATGGCGTCGCGGGCGCGCTCGATCCCGCGGGTGTCTTCGACGAACTCGATCGGGATCTGTGCCATGGGTGGAGTTTAACCCCGTCCTGGTCCTACCCGAACACGTCCTCGAGCCCGGCCAGTTGCGGAGGAAGGGCCGCCTCCGAGCCCTGGGAGGCCCCAGGACCGCCCGAGGGCACTCCGGCGACGAACGATGCCACGTCGATCGCCGAGAGGCCCTGAAGGGTGATCCCTGCGCTCTCCGGTGCACGTCGCCAGAGCCACCACGCGAGCCACTCGACCCGGGCCTCGGAGGGAAGGTCGAGGAACGACGACTCTCCGCGCCCGTCGAGATGGAAGAGGCCGACCTCGAGCGCGACCGCGGCAAGCGTCCTCAGGAGGTCTTGCGGGCTCGGCCCTTCTTGCGGCTCTTCTTCGTCGTCGCCGGTGCGCCGCTCACGGCCGACGAGAAAGACGCCTTGCGCGACGCCTGGGAGAGCTCGCCGAACAGGCCCTGGATCCCCTCCATGAAGCCGCCGACCAACCCCATGATCTGGGGGAAGGTGTAGTACGACTCGAGGAGCTCGTCGACGACGTCGGCCTCGCCGACCAGGTCGAGGTGCTCGTGATGCCAGGCACCGGCGAACACGCCGCCGACCAGGTCGAGGGTCGCCTTCAGGCCAGCGATCCCGTCGGGCGCCTCGAAGCCCTCGAGCGTATCGAGGAGCTCGATCACCTCGACGAGCGGCGGAAGGCGGAAGGCGTGCGCGTCGTGTCCGTGCGGCGCGTCCTCGACGGTGACGACGAAGACGCGACCGCCGGAGAGGTCGCGAGGGGTGGGGCGTTCGATCATGCGGGTGGTCCTCCGCGCTTGTGGTAGGCCCGGATCCATTCGTCGACGTCGGTCGTACCGTCGGGCATGTGGTAGAGGGCGGCCTTCACGCCGTCGACAGGGACGTCGAGCCGGCGCGAGAAGGTGCCGAAGATCACCTCGGCTTGTACGTCGCCGACGACGCCGGCGACGCCCTTCCCGCGGTCGTTCCTGCGGAGCCGGGGGTCGTCGGCAATGGCGACCAGGCGCCGGGCGGAATGCACGAGGATCTTCACCTGCCAGTCGCGCCCTTTCAGGAGGAGATCGCGCCGCTTCAGGCAGTACTTGATCTCTGCCTTCTGGGGCGGCGGAGCTCGGCGGAATGGCTTCTTCTGGCGCCACAAGGGGTGTACCAGGTCGAGGCGGTGCTCGAGCTCGGCGATCTCGTGTCGGTATGGGTGGCCCGGGTGCCGCTCGTCGTCGAGGGTGAGCGGCGTCCCCCGGTGGCCCGCGGGGGAGAACATGCGCTACCTCGTCAGGAGATGACCGGCGCGACCGCGTAGCTTGTGCCGGTGGTCGGGATCGTGAGCGGCGAGCCGTCGCCCATGCCGCCGCGGAGCGCGGAGAAGGGCAGCGCGATCGTCTTGTCGCTCTCGCCGAAGGCGTCGCCGTCGATCACGACGTTCGTGGTGAACGTGTACGTGTCCGTGTTCGCGCCGAGGGTGCTCGCCCAATTGTCCAGGGTGTAGCCGCCGGCGTACATGAAGAGGATGTCAGGGAGGGTCTGGTACGTCTCGGGCTCGGCGGTGTCGCCGAGGTCGCGGAGGTTCGTCGTCCACCCGTAGGTCATGGGCTGATCGTCGACGTTCCGGACGTCCGGCGTCGCGCCGAACGCGCCGCGGTCGAGGTACGCCTCGACGGACACGCCCGGGACGGTAAGCGAGAAGTCACCGGGCTCCTTCGAGATCGTGTACGTCTCGGAACCGTCGGTGATGCTGAGGACGACGTCGCGCTTGTTGCGGACGGTGCCGGATTCGGCCATGAGAGCTCCTAGAGGTTGCGCTCTACCACGGTGGGCAGGATCTCGGTGAGGCGGGTGTCGGTGTCTGCGAGGATCGGGTCGACGACCTGGTCCGCGGCGAGCTCTCCCGAGCCGGCGATCGTCACGTCGGAAGCATAGCCGACCCGGTTGTCGATCTGGGTCGTGGAACCGTCGGAGACGACCTCCCACCCGTCCGCGCTCGTTCCGGTCTTCCTCGGCCACGCGGCGCGGATCTCCGCGACGGCGACCCGGGCCTCTTCGTCGACGACGAACCGCGTCTCGTCGATCACGCGGCGCGCGCCAGCGTCGAAGGCGGCGAGCACCTCGGCGGCGTCGACCTGAATGTCGATCACAGGTACGACCCGATCGTGAAGTCGTGCGACACCTTGAAGAGCAGATCGGCGGCGATGCGCTCGCCGTGCGTGTCGGTGCCGTAGAGCGCCTTGACGAAGGTCACGTCGTAGTCTGCGACGTCGTCGCCCTTGTCGAGGAGCGCGTCGACGAGCTTCAGCGCGTAGGTGTCGACGAAGCCCTCCCACGACGACACCGCGTCGTGGATGTTGAACCGGTACAGGATCGACGCGCGCACCTGGTGCTCGAGCCGCATCTCGTCCGAGCCGCGGTAGTTCACGTTCCTGCTCTCGTCGATCGCGAGCGCGTAGACGTTACCGGCGTTCGCGAGGGTGTCGGGCACCTTGCGCGCGCTGAAGAGCACCGGCGCCGCCGTGAAGCCCTCCGCGGTGATCGCCGTCGCCAGGTTCCCGAGGACCGTGCCGAGGCTGTCGTTCGGCGCGCTTGCCATGTCAGATCCAGCGCGAGCGGTTCGAGTCGGAGCTCGTCAGGAACAGGACACCGACGCCGGGTTCGCCGCGGTCGGCGTCGGCCTGCTTCCCGCTCTCGACCAGGTCGAGATCAAGACGGAGCGCGGCGAAGTCGGCCTCGTGCTCCTCTTCGTAATGCTCGGCCTGGGAGATGTACGACCCGCCGCCGCGGGCGTTCGTGGCCATGCCCCGGAAACCCATCGCGAGCGCCTTCGAGACGTGCGCGTCGACGACCTGGGAGGCGTCGAGCACCAGATCGGGCCGGAGCCCTTCGCGGATCAGGCGCCGGACGACCGTCTCGAACGCCTTGTCCCGTACTTCGGCCCAATCGGACCAGGCCGCGGGCTTGAGGTTCGTGATCCCAGGGTGGCGCGCTTCGAGGTCGGAGTCGTCGATCGCCGGGCGGAGGGAGAAGCGGACGAGCCAACAGGGACGGCGCACGACGTGGGTGTCGCCGTCGACGGTGAGCGTCCATCGCTCCTCGTACGCCTGGGAGAAGTCCAGGGTCGCCGGGACGTCGCCCGCGACCAGGGCCACGGTCGCGGTGTAGGGACCAGAGCCGGCGACGGTCGCCGCGCGGTCGTCGACGATCGCCGTCTGCTCGTGGTCGAGGAGGTCGTAGGTCGCAGCGGTGAGCGTCCCACCGCCCACACGGAGCACCGTGTCGACGGCGCGCGCGCGCTCGACGAAGACAGGGTGCGGGGTGCGGACGGTGAGCGTCGCCATGGTCTACGCCGCCGGGTCGATGCTGCGGATCCGGTAGATGACTTCGTACTTCACCGGCGAGTCGCCGGCGGCGGAGAACCAGTCGTTGGATGCGTGCGCGACGATCGCGGCGTTCGCGACTGGGACACAGTCGATCCCGTGGGTGACGGCATGGGTGTCCGCGGTCTGGTCCATGAAGCCCGTTTCAGCGACCTGACCGACGACCTCGTCTCCGGAGCCGTTCGTGTACTTCGCCATGAGGTTTCCGGTCTTCGTGCCGTCGTAGGCGGCGGTCGCGTAGTCCAGGAACCAGTGAATGCTCTGCACCTCGACGTACTTCCCAGCGCCGGGCGCCGCGACGATCGTCTGGGGGGCACTGTTCAGGTTCCCGGCGGTCGCGCCGGCTGCGATGGTGCCGGAGGCGGCGAACACGCCGTCGAGGGCGAGCCACGTCCCGCCGCCCGCGGTCGCATAGAGGCCGGTGTTCTGGTCGCCGTCGGTGCGGAGGTAGAGGGAGCCGCCCGGGTCGGTCGCCGAGGGCGCGCCGGCGCCGCTGGAGATCATGGGGACAAGGCTGTCGTCCTGCCCCTTCGCGGAGCGGACGCCAAAACCGACGGCGGCGGTCGCCTTCAAGAGGCGCTGTACGAACTTGGAAGCCATGGAGGATCTCCATACGCCCGCGGGCGTAGCTTGGGGGTGTTCAGGGGTCGCGCTTCAGGGGAGGCGGGAGCCGGCCCGTCCGCACGCCTCGATCATAGCGCTTTCGCGCCCGGGCGATCTTCTTCTCGACCCAGGCGTCGTAGCCGGCGCGCTTCTCTCGTGGCACGTCTTCGCGCCGTGCTTGCTCTCTGAGCTTCTCCGAGGTGTCTCGGACGCCTGGGAGCTCACCCGGCATCGACGGCGGCCTCCACGCGCTTCCTGGCGCGCTTGCGGGTGGGCCGCGGGCTCTCGACCGGGACGGGCTCGAGGTCCACCGGCGCCGCCGGGCTCTCGCCGGCGTCGAGTTCGACGGGCGCGCCGTGCTTCGCGCGCACCGCTTCGAGGCTCTTCTCTGTCTTCGCGGCGCGCCGCGCCGCCGCCGGGTTGTGGTCGGCCTTCTGTTCGTTCCTGTTCAGGCGCTGGCCGAACTTCGCCTCGACCGCGGCGAGCACCTCGGGCGACACGTCGCCGAGGAGGTCGACGACGCGTTCGAGGAAGCGGAAGTAGCCGTCGCCGTCGCGCTTCATGTAGACCTGATTCCCGACCGTGACCGGCCTCGACCAGGCGTCATAGTGAGCCGCGCCGCGGCGGCCGTTGTACTTCCGACAGAAGCACGGGAGCACCTCGCCGAACGCCTCAACCTCGCCGATGTGCTCCCAGCGGATCACGATCCAGCCGCGGCGCTCCTTCGCTGCGATCGCCTGGTGTGGCGACCCTTGCGCGGAGACGCCGTCGACGCCGGGCGCGAACCGGAGCGGACGAAGGAGGGGCAGAAGGCGCCGCGTCCCGTCGCTGTGCTCGAAGACGTCCCAAGACGTCGGATGCACCATGAAGTAGAACGCGGGCGAGGGGAGCAGGTTCGGAAGGTTCGTTGCCGCCGCCGGCATGTCCGGAGACTCGCCGGCGCTCGCCGCGTGCGTGATCAGGTTGCGCGATCCGAGGTGCTTCATGGTGTGGTCCTAGTGGGGGGTGGGGCGCCGCCGGGAGCCGGTAGGGACCACGCTACGTAGCCCCCAACGGCGCCCCGGAGGTCTGGTCTACTGCGCGCCGAGCTCGATGGTTCCGCGCGCGTCTTCGATGATCGCGGCGCCGAGCGGGTAGTGTCCGACCACGGACACCGAGCGGCCCTTCGCGTCGCGCTCTTCCTCGACCAGGATGGGCCCGGCGCGGAGGAGCTCGATGATCGAGCGGCTCGGAGGCACGACGCCTTCCTTGACGCCGATGGCGCCACGACCGAAGACGAAGTTCCCCCAGTCGGCGCTGCTGTTGAGGCCCTGCACCTGGTCGCTCGTCACGAAGTCGCAGCCGAGGAACGAGCCCTTGAAGCCGGGACCGCGGAGAACTGCCATGCTGGCGCCGGCCGCCTGGAACTGCACCCAGCCGCCCTCGGCGCGCATGGAGTCGACCCAGTCGGTGTAGCTCTTCGGCTTCAGCACGCGGAGGTAGGGGCCCGGAACGAGAGCCTGTTCGAGGGCGAAGTTCCCTTCGAACATCACGTCGACGTCGTACGCCTCGGTGGTCGTGCCGGCGGAGGCCGCGAACCCGTCGCCGACCTTCGCGATCACCTCGGAGAACGTCACCATGGCCGACCGGAAGATCGACGCGGCGAACCGGGGGCCGTTCAGGACGGAGAGCGCATCGACCATGCGGGCCACGTCGCTCATCTCGTAGGCGAGGCCCTGCTCGGCCACGGTGATCGTGCTCGAGGCGTCGGTCAGCGCGGTGTTCGAGATCGCGGTCGACTCACCGGCCAGGGTGGCCATGTTGTCGTAGCCGTCGAGGCCGATCTGAGGCACCTGCTCGACGGTCGACCCGGCGGCGTTGATCATGCCGAGATCGACGATCGCGGGATGGTTGCGGAGGCTGGTCCGGTCGGCGAGGAGGAGTAGGGCCTCCTTGTGCAGGACCTCGGCGAGGGTGAGATCGCCGATGCCGGTGTAACGAATTTCATTAGCCATGAGAGGGCGCTCCTGTTCTGGCTCCGCTCTCCGCTGGTATCGGGTGCGACCCGGAAGCCTGTCGTCGGGGGGGTTTCGCGATCAAGGTCGCACGGCGATCCTACCCCGTCAACCCTGGTCCGGCATGGGAGAGAGCGGCGCGACCGCCGCCGACTTGAGGATCTGCTCTCGGTGTCGGGCGTACTCGGCGAGCGACATTTTCGCGATCGCGTCGTGGCTGAAGGGTTCGCCGGTGGGCGTTGCGTTCGGCGTCGGCTGCGGGTTCCCGCTCGGCGGCGGCGTCTTCGGAGCGTCGGCCGGTGGAGCGAGGAAGGGCTTCAGGACGCCGGGCGCGTTCTCCAGGTCAGCGCGGAGGCCCTCGACGTAGCCCTTCAGGCCAGCGGCCTGGTCCTTCGCGGAGAGCGCGTCGAACTTCGACCCGACGAGCTCGGCGACGTCCGGGTCGGTGATCCCGACCTCGCCGAGCTCGACACGGCGGTCGAGGCTCCGCTTCGAGGCGTTCACCTCGGCGAGACTCCCCTCGAGCTCCTTCACCTTGTCGGCGAGGTTGCCAGCCATCGCGGCCTCAGCCTTCGCGGTACGGAGCGCGGCGTCGGCCGTCTTCCTCTTCGCCGCCTCTTCGTCGAGGCGGCTCTTCGGGATCGCGTCGGGGTTGTCGGCCTGGCACGACGGACACTTGTAGCTCATGTTCGGTGGTCCTCTCTCGGGTGGTCCTACTTCGCCGCGGCGACTTCTTCGACCGGCGCGACCTCGGGCTCGTCGGCGGAGCGGATCGGGCTTCCGGCGTTGTAGAACGTGTAGTACCCGCTCTCTGGCCAGGCCGAAGACGTCGCGCGGTTCACGATCGCCGCCGACTTGCCGAGGAGCTCCTGATCGCTCCGCTGGAACTGCGGCTCGAACCGGGCCTGTGCCTTCTCGACGCCGCTCTTCGACACCGCCAGCGCGTAGCCGCTCCGGGGGTCGCCGGTGGTCCGGATCAGGTCGCCAGGGTCAACGCCCGCGTACTCGGCGAGGCTCTGCTCGTAGGCGGTCAGGGCGCGCTGAAGGCTCTCGGGCTCGCACCCGGGCTCCCATTGCCCGATCTGGCCTTGGAACTTCGAGCCGCGCGACGTGCGGAAGCCGACCGCGCTCGAGGGGTCCGTCTCCATGGTCATCCGGTGCGATGTGCCGCGGCTGACGCCGGCGGCGATCGGCTCAGAGTCGAGGAAGTACCGCTGGGGCCAGCCCGCGTCGCGGACGCCGTGCATCCAAAAGGACCAGAGGACGCCAACGGTGAGGGTGCCATCGACCGCCTCACGGCCCTCCCAGGGGTCCCAGAGGCTCCCGTGTCGCTCCCGGTGGTACATCACATGGGGGACGAACGCAGAGCCGTCCTGGTAGCGCCAGCGGTACTCGCCGGCGGCCTCGCCGAGCACGGCGCCGGTGATCTCCTCGCCTTCGAGGTGCCCCTTACCGTCGGCGGCGATCCGGATCGTGTAGGTCGGCGCCGCGGCGTCGGAGACGTCCCAGGTATCCCAACACCAGACCATCTCGTCGGTGCCGGGCTTCTGGCGCGGTCGCGCCCACGAGAGCCGGAGCGGCATGTCGGGCGCGTCTGGGTGGCCCTCGGCGACGACCATGTCGGGGGGCACGATCTGGAAGAGGAGCCCGTGATCCGCCGAGTACGACGGGTAGAGCAGGCTCTCGTTCAGGGCGAGTGTCTGCGCCTCGTTCCGTTGGGCGAGTTGCCAGAGCCCGGCGTTGTCGAGCAGACCGGGACGGCGTGCGATCCCGGTGTCGCCGCTCGGGAGCCGCACCTCGTCCCAGGTGCCGAGGAAGCCTTCGAGGTCGCCGTCGGCATGGTGTACGAAGGGGATCGCGTCGTACCGCTTCGACAGTTGCCGCGTGATGTTCCGGAGCACGTTTCGGGACAGGTCACGGGGCCCAACGACGTCGGAGCGCACCGGCCCGAGGTGGGCGAAGAGCCAATCTTCGAGGTCCTGGCTCCAGACACCCGCCATGATCCGGCGACGAAGGCGCGTGTGCGAATGCCGCTGCACCTCCCAGGTGTCGAGAGGGATCGGAGGCAGCTTGGACGGACTCATGGGGCGGAGCATACCCCGTTCGGCCCGCTACGCGCCCTCGGTCGCTTCGTGCGCTGCATAGAGCGCCTCTTCGCGGATCCATCGGGCCAGCGGTCGCCCGGCGGCCTTCGCGCCAGCCTGAAGCCGCTGGAGCTCCGCGCCGGTGAGGCGGAGCCGCACCTCGTGAGAACGCTTCTCCTCGGGCGGGAGTGCTCGCCGGCCCATCAGTTGAGCTCGATGTCGGCGGGGTTGCAGTCCACGGCCCAGAGGCCGTGCATGTCACCGACCAGCACCAAGCCGCCGTTCGGGCGCTGGTAGATGGCCACGTCGCGGTCGGTGCGGGCGTCCTGCACCAGCACCGCGGCGAGATCGTCGGTGCTGTCGATGCTGTAGCCATCGCCCGCGGCGGCGGTGAAGTAGTTGGCGGCGGCGGCGGCGGTCTTGGCGGTGATGGTCATGGTGTGGTCCTTGCGTGAGTTGGGGAGGGGTGTCGGCGTCTCCATCTCGCCCCGCGTGCGCCGTGGCGCGGGGTGGCTGGGTCTGGTGTGGGTCATGGTGACCGGCTCCCTTGATGAATAGAGAGTACTCCGGCAATCATGGGGGGTCAAGGGTAATCGGGCACTTTTTTAACCCCCAACGAAGAGCGCCCGCCGGGTAGGGCGGGCGCTTTCGGGGCGGCGGCGGGTGGTTCGTGGGGCTCCTTAGATGTTGATTCCGTTCCGGCGGCGGCGGTCGATCTCGCGCCAGATGGCTTCCAGATTCGCGTCGAGCCGCCCGAAGGCGCGCGCGTCGCGCATCTGGTTAGCGTTCCAGCGGAGCGCCTTAGTGGCGGTTTCCGCTTCCTTGAGGCCGCGGTTCGTGAGGGTCGTGAGGTCCATGGTGGTCCTTGCTTCTATTCGTATGGGGGGGCTGTCAAGGTGGGCCGCTGTCGCTTCCCGTGAATAGAACGTACTCCCGCTAAACCACCCTGTCCACAACTTTCTTAGGGAACTTTCTCGCGGAACGATCACCGGTAGAGAGGCACGGAAGGCGGAACCTGAATCCGCCCTTCGTCGTGGAGCTTCTCCACCGCGTAGCGCCCCGCGTCGAGGACGTGCTTCAAGGGATCATCGTTCCCGCCCTCCCAGTACTTGCACCCGTTCGCGAACCACTCCGCCCGCGGGTGCACGTGGAAGCGGCCCTCGATCATGAGGCCGGACATGAGGCGCGTCCCGTAGAGGACCGAGCCCTCGAACTTCGACGGCGTGACGATCTTACAGGGGAAGTCGTAGCCGTCCGCGTCGAGCCCCAGGGCGTCGGCGAGCGCGTCCTCGAGCAGGGCGTTCGACTTCTCCGCGTCGGCGTTCCGGCCGACCGGGCGGTCGCCGACCCACACGTCGACCTCTTCGACCCTGACGCCGTTCCTCGCGAGCATGCGGAGGACAGACCGGGCGTCGTCGGCCGAGCTCGTGCGCCCAGAGCCGCGGTATTCGTCCACGACGTGCACGCGGCTGTAGCCCTTGAAGTCTTGAACGTAGACCAGGACGGCGGCCTGTGAGCCCGGCGTCGTGCCATGGTCGATCCCGACACCGATCCAGACCTCGCCGACCGGCAGATCCGCGGAGAGCACCTCGTCGGCCCACCCGGTGACCCACCGGCCATCGGCGACGCCGTCCCAGGCGCCGAACATCCGTTGATCGCGCTCCGCCGGAACGTACATCCGGCCGACGCGATCGATCTGCTCCTGGCGAAGGAGGGCGCGACCGCCGAGCGGTGTCACGTTCCGGAGGGTGAGCCCGGCGACGACCTCCGCGACCTCGCCGGCGTCGACGAGCTTCCGGAGGTAGTCGACCGGGCGCCCGATCGGCGTCAGGGAGAGCACGACACGCCCTCCGCGCCGCAACACGCGCGCCTGGAGCTCTGAGAAGACGTCCGGCGGCGGCGGCTCGTCGATCCCGACGTAGTCGATGGTCGCGCTTGCCAGGTTCAGGGTGCCCTGACGGGTCGTCTTGAAGCGGACGATCGACCCGTTCCGGTAGTACACCGTCGGGTGCTTGCCACGGAAGCCAGCGCCGGCGACGTAGCGGGTACGGACCTGGTCGATCTCGACGCGGTCGCACCACTCCCAGAACTTTTGCTGGATCGCCAGGCTCTGGGACCAGGATTCACAGACGATCCACGCTTCGATCGGCGGCGACCTGACGCGCTTGTAGGGGTGCTTCCCCGTGCACGCCCAATCCGCCTCCTTCACGTTCGCGATCGTCTTGCCGACCTGGTTCGCGGCGCGGAGGAGGCAGGACGGCGCTGTGAGCTCGTGTAGGGCAAGCTGCGGGGGGCAAGGCCGGTAGAGACTCCC